CGTTTTTGTCTAATAGCCTAGCCCAAAAGAACATTTCCGTACCATAACCAAGCCCGTTAACCGTGAATGATGTTGAAGGGTAGGCCACGTAAGTTAATGGATAGCTAGATGCAAAGTCATTGGTTTGGCTTGCTCTAATTTCAACTTGGCTGATAATGTTTGCTGTTGATGGATATCCCCACTCAAGCTTGATTGCCATTACTTCTGATACTGTGTTTAGAAATGACAATACAGGCGGCGGATCGATAATTCCGTCTAATTGAGTGGCGTCAGAGTATCCCCACAATGAAGGTACGTTTAGCGAGTTGATGGCTTTAACGCGGACCAAGTATTCGCCAGAATAAATATCTGGCAAGGTTACAGTGCGCGTTCCGGTACGCGGCACTGATACCCAATCGCCGTTATCTCGCTTCCACTGCACATCATACTGAACTGCGTATTCTGGAGCATCCCATGAGATTTCTGCACCCTGCCTAGTAACTCCCTGCTTGAATGTGTTGAATTGCTCTATCTTGATATTTGCTGGGGCTGTTTGCGTTCTAGGCGGGACAACCGAAACAGGAAGCGGATCAAGCCTAACGCCCGTGTCTATTGCTTCGAATTTTCTAGGGTCGTGAATTACCGCAGATACATCGTAGGTAATTCCGTCACTTTCAGATACAGATATAACGCGAGCTTGAAGTGTAACAAGGTCGTCAGCGTCGATGGACCAAACCAACTGAGTTGAAGGCTTGCTGTCAAAGTTAGGCGATACGGTTATCTTTCTTCCGTCAATTGCCGTAATGGTTTTTGAGTCAATCGAGCCGTTAACCGTGTTTACGTTAAGCTTGTCTCCAACCTTGGCAGGGTGATCTCTATCTGTGACTATGTAGTCGTCACCTGACTTTGAGATTCGACCACCAATCTGACGACCAGAGCGGTTTTGGTCTGCAATTTTAATGATTGAGCCAGGTTGTGGTATTTCACCATCAAGGCCAACACTAAACGATACGCCGCCAGTTTCCATTCTTGACGTGTAAAGCAAATAAAGGCCAACACGCTGAGCCTGACCGCGAGAAGTACAGCCGAATGCGACAACCTCAGTCTTTCTGATTCCGTATCGAGCTATGCCATCGTCATCTTCTACGACTTCAACCTTTGATTTGTAGAAGTTTGATGGGTCATTCCAAGATACCAATGCGACGGTTTTGCGTGTTCTAAGATCGGTTCCTGAGTATTCAAATTTACCATCAATAACGTTTGAGTTTGTGTACTGGAAAACCGGATCGGACGGCATGTCAGCAACGGGAACGACTTGATTGTTGGCCCAATACGCCATACCTCGAAATATGCTTGATAGGTCATTCAGCACTCGAAGTGCATCGTTAGCTGATTGGATATAGCAGTTGGCTACAAATCTAGGCTCTAGGCCGCCGCTTCCGTCATCGACCATTTGGTCGCAATAAGCGCCGATTTGATACAATGCATAACGGTCAACCGATGGAGCCTTTATATACTCTCCCAATCCGTAAAGGTCATTTGTTAGGATGTCGTAGAAAACCCACGCTGGATTGTTGCTGTATGCGCTTTTGAATGTTCCGTCCCAAACGCCTAGATACTCTCTTGTTTCTGGGTCGTAGTTGGAAGGTACTCGAATGATGCGACCTTTCCAGTGATAAGCGCGAGTTGGAATGTTTTGAAATTGCTCTGCATCGATCTTTAACCCTACCATTGCGGTCATAGGATGACGGAATTTACCATCTATAACCTCGGCATAGTTTGATACATAAATGCTGTTTTGCAGCGTTGTAGACGATGAATCAGGAGTTAAACGTCTAACTCTAACAGTCCAATTATCCGCATCTGGTAATTCAATCCTGTGCGTTCTTGTGTATCCATTTACGGTCTTGCCATCGAATGATGAGCTAACAACCGTAACAAATGAACCGCCGTCAGTTGCCAAGTCAATTTCGTAATCAACCTTCGTGCCAACGCGATCCCCTGCATTGTCGCCAGAATCGAAAGTTTTTAGCAATGTAGGCGTGAAGATACTAACGCGCAAAGCTGACAGTTCAGAGCCGAATATTTGTTGAGTCCATGGCGTTGATTGTTTAACCTCAACATCAACTTGAGTAATGCTAGATGAGGCAGGAAATCCAGCTATATGTTCTTGGTCTATTGTTCCGACACGGTAATCCGTTTCCACTCGCTCAAAGTTGAGTGAACCGTCATCGTTTTGTATTGGTGTGCCATCAAGGTAAATATCCTTTAGTGGATCGTCAGGATGTGCTGGGCCGAAAACCTCACCATTACTTATAACGTCTAGAATTGTTGCGTAGGAAATATTGTGAAGACTGTCTGGCGACTCTACCGGAGTTCTAGCGCTTCCGCCGCTCTTGCCGCCACCGCCAGAACCGAATACTTTAAATCCGCCTTTTCTTGACTCTTTTTTAATGCTAGTCATTCTATTGCTGTTCCTCAGAATATAAGTCTCCCGACACTGTAACAGAGCCAGTGATTAATTCACCATAAAGCACTGGGATCGGGTTGCCTTGAGCGGTTACGTTAACGGGGCCGTTAAAGTTGTATGATGCGCCATTATCTACTGAGTTAGTGCCTGTGTTTCCGTCTGGAATCTGCACCAAGTATTGAACCGCGCCACCGATAGCCAAGCCAACACCAGCAGAGATCAAGTAAGGGTTGTATGTTACCGCACCAACAACGGCAAGGACGATACCACCAATAAGCTGAACACCACGGCCTGAACCGCCGATAACAGGAGCGATTCTGATAACCTCACTACCTGCCGGAGCATCCAAGGCATCTTCACCGATATTTTCATCACCAACAAAGACGGCGTACTCAACGTTTCGTTGCTTGCTCTCTGCTAGGTGCTGTCTAAATCCTGGCACCATGTGACCCATTGCTTGCATTGCTTCGGCGGTAGAATGGCAAACAAACTTATGGATAGCTCCAAACTTAACGGCAAGCTCTCCATAGAGTTTTATTGTTCTTGGTTCGTCATTTTGCATCTTTATGCCTCACCACGATACGAGTGTTGTCTTTCCAATATCCACAGTATACCACTCTTTCACTTAGTCTTGGCATAGGATGGTGAAGTAGCGCATTAGGAGCTGGATGTAAATTAGGTTGTGATTTTAGCGGTTGGTCGCCAATGTAAACGCCTCCGTGATTGGTCTTATCACTTCGGTATTGCATTAGGATAACGTCACCGAATTGCAGATCACCATCAACGGCATAGAATCCAGCTTTCTCAAAGTTGTTTAAATACAACTCTTCTGCGCCTTCCTTTTGCCACCAGAAGTCATCACGCTGAAAGTCTGGCAGGATTATATCCATTTCGCGCTTGTAAAAATCACGGATTAATCCATAGCAATCTAGCGAACCGTGAAAGAACTCACGACCAACTAAAGGAGATTCGTATCCGGTTGGGTTAAAAGAATGCCACCCAGTTATTGAAGGCTCGACTTCTGATGAGTCTTTACCAACTGCCACAATGTGCCAAGGCAATCCGGTTTGTTCGCAACTAACAAGATCTGCCTCTGATGGTTTTGCATTGCGGTCAATGTGAGAGTGAACAATTGAAAGCAATTGTCCTTGATCTTCTGCGTTAGCGTAGTCAGCCGCCGACATGCGAAAGTCTAAGTTGTTCTCTGCGATGTTTCGGCACCTAATGTATTTTTGCTTGCCACCAACACCGATAATTACACCGCAGCACTCTCTTGGGTAATCTTCGATTGCGTGTTTCTCAATTGCTTTTTTGATATGTGGCTTCATTAACTTAACCTGTCTGCTGATGGGAAAGAGCCAAATGATAACTGGCTATTTTCTCCGAATCGCTTTTTACAATCCGACACTCTACCGCCGCACTTGTCATCTGATGGGTCTGCTACTGGATTGCCATCCTTATCAAAATAGTTGGTTCCGGTATATCCGCAACCCGCACCACGGTAACCACCAAATCCATCCCTATCCATTGTTAGCCAGCCACAAACGTTAGCAATAACCTGCCTACGTGGAAGTTGCACTCCATCCATAGATAAAGGTGAGGAAAGAACAAAGCTTACAGCCTCACATGTCTCTCGCTCTTTCTGGCTAACTATCCAAACCTCATCAAAGAAGTGCTCTGTTGGGTCTGCGTTTGGGTTTCCGTCTGGGAAGTTTTCAGCGTCTAAATACTTAGCAAAGGTTCGCTTTCTCGTTAACTTAGCACCGACCAGATCATCAAAAGCAAGGCAAAGTGCACTGATAACGCCAGTTACTTTGTTGCCCTCTGCATCCTCGCCAATGTTTCCGACCGCGATTGATGGGTTAGGTTGCTGTTGATCACCAGTGCGTTGAAATCCTGACGCTTCAATTGCCCAAGGGTGATATTCGTTTCCCTGCCAGTAAATAATGGAATGGTCGTAATTGTGAAAGCGTTGAATATCACCATCCAAAGCGGTTAAATCAAGCTCGTAGAATGTGACTATATTTCCAGGCTGTAGCTTTTGAACGTCTTCTAAAATCATGGCTCAAACCTTTGATTGAATGTGCAAGATAGTGACCAGATACCGTTATTTTGTCCGTTATCTGAAATGTTCGTTTTGCTGTAGCCTTTACAGGTGAACAACAAAGCCTCGTCCGGCCTATCTTTGGGTGTAAAGTAAAACGGGATGTAGCCTTGATGCTGATCGAGAAAATAAATGATGTCAGCAATCTCGCTATACTTACCCTTAAACCTTAGCGAGTAAGAGTTTTCTTTGTTGTTAATTCCGTCACCGACTTCTTGAGCGTAACCATCACCAAATCTAGCCTCCAATACTCGAAAGTTAGATGAGCCGGATATTTCAATTAGTGGTGACCATTCGAATACTTGATACATTATCTTCTACCCTTCTGCGAATACTGCCAAATTGCACCGCCCTGCCTCATTGATTGGGCTTCTAGTTGTTTGAACTTGGCCTCTACAAACTGACCAATCTCAGCGCCAAATTGTTGCATTGCACTGCCGCCATCTGTTGAAACTGAACCGTCTTGACTTATGTTCACGTTGATAACTGTACCGCCACCTCCTGACGCGTCTTTATTGCTAACAACCTCGCCGCGAGTGTTTGGTAGCATGTATTGTTGACCGTTTGCGGCGTTAAACACTTCTGGCGCGCCATTCTCGTTGATTCGGTACATGCCGTTAGCATTAACTGGACCGCCATATTGACGACCGCCAGCTATAGCCGTAGCAGCAATAACACCAGCCGACGCATAACCCATAGCCCTAACAACGTTTGATGTCGCAACCGCGCCCATGCCTAGTATCCCAGCGTCATGCGCTAAAACTTGGTTTGCTGCAAGTTCGGCTGCAACTATAGCTTGAGCTACAGCAAACGCCTTTTGAACTGCAAACATGACCTTGTACCCATTAGATTGCTCATTCATCGACGCTAGCATGTTTGACGTCATTGACTGCATTCCGCTAAATAACTGGTTGTATATACCCAACTGAGCATTGGTAGCTTCTAACTGAGTGTTTACAACATCCTGCTGAACTTTCTTTCTTTCTTCTGCCAGCTGTGTGTCAATGGCAATTAAAGCGTCTGCGTGAGCTTGGGCGTTTCCTATGTCGTCCTGCCTAAAGCCCTCAATCATTGCTCTTTCTTGCTCTAGCTTCTCAATGGTTGACTCTTCATTATACGTGCTTGTTATGCTTCTGCTGTACTCTGTTGCTACTGCGTCAGGGTTGTCAGGGTCGGAAAAGTCATCACCCTCAATGCCAAAGTCTTTGATAAATGCTTTAGATGCCTTTCTAGATTCACGCTCTGCCGCTGCCTTATCTCTTTTGGCCCTAGCTAGCTTTTGCTCTGACTCTGTTTCTCTGGCGTTTGCTATGAGCTTATCGTATGACGCACTAATTGAATCAATAGTTGATTGGTTTGCGCCGTCCTCGGTTGCTTTTTTGATTGACAGAGCCTTCTCTAATGAAAGTTGCTCAGATCTTAACGATGCGGTTCTGGTTGAAAGCCTTTCTGAAAGCTCGTCCCATTTCTCCATGTTGGAAACGGTTTCTTCTGTCGCTACGCCGATCCCATTTAGAGCATCCTCTAGCATTCTTGATTTTTCAGCGGCGTTTGCAGCCTCAAATGCTTGATTACTTATCAGGCTGGTTAACTTAACGAACTCTGGCGTAACCTTTCCACGTGATGACGAGGCTATATTCAATAGCGTATCGGATAGCCTTGTAAATGCTTCTGGTGTTTTATCTTTCCTAAACTCTGCAAACCTACGTAAAACTAAAGCAGACTGATCGGTTGTCAGCCCCATCTCTTCGTTTACGTTCTCAATGGCTGCTTTAAGTTGAGTTAGTCCAGTCCCGTAAAGGTCTGTATTCTCAATTAGATCAATAACACTCTTATCAGTACGCTGCATTGCGTCATCTAGAGTGTTGAAAACTGAAACGTTAGCCGAGACGTCCAAAGCGTTAAAGAAAGTATCAAATTTCTCAAATGCCTCCTCTGCCGCTTCCGCCGACTTATTCATGATCTGATCAACTTCAACTTTTGTTAGAAGAAGTTGGGCCGTGGCAAGTTCTTTTGATTTTTTAACTAGCTCAGCGTAGTCATTGGTTAGTACGTTTATACCATCTGAGTTGGTTTTAATTACCTTTTCTACAGATTTCAACGCTTCTTCAAGCTCGTCAGTTGCATCCTTAGTGCTCATTAGGTTTGGTGTAAGCATGCCGATCAATGATGCACCTATACCTATAACCGCGCCAAGCAATGGAGCTCCCAAAACAAATCCAAGGTCAGAGCCCTGTTGTGACAACGCAAGCATTGCACTTTGACCGCCTTGTATCTGACCGATGAATTGCTGAATCTGGATACCGGCCTGACCAGCACTTCGGCCCATCTTGCTCATGCCGCTATTAACTGCTGTTGCAGTTTTTGTAACATTGGTATCAAGCGTTTTTAATGATTTGCCTGTCGCATCAACCGAATCTTTAACCTTATCAATGCCGCTAATGGCTTGCTCGGTTTTTGAGTCAACAGTGTAATAGACTGTACCTGCATCAATTGCCATTTCGTTTCCTTAATTTAACTTTTGTCCGCGCTGGCGTTGTATTTGGTCAAACCATTCCATAGTAGCGTCATGCTGCTCCTTGGTTGGAGCTTTCGATCCTGGCTCATTGCTTTCTGGTTCTGGATACTTAGATCGCATTGCGCCTATTAGTGAAGTCATGGTTAAATCCCAAGCCTCTCGCTCACTCATACCTAAATGAGCAATAGCCAATGATACGTGCTCGCTAGCTTTAAACTCTGCCGTGTACGTGCTTTGATCGTCATCTTTGCGCTTTAATGGCTCTTGAGTTCCGGTAATGCCGTGCGTGAGTAGTGATTGAGCTAGTGCTACTATCTTTTGCTTTGACTCGATACCATCAACATATTTCAAGTCATCATCTATGTAGCCGAAAACCTCGGATAAGTCATCCTCGCAGCATGAGTTAACAACCGCTAACGCTTCCTTGAATTGTCGCCACTTAAGCGAGGGCTCTTGAAAATCAGACATGACAATTGAGTATATTTGCACTATCTCTCTCGGTATTCCAAGTTGAGACATTGCATACAGTGAAGGGCGGAGAATGTGAGTTTCACCTTTGAAGTGTACGCCTATTTCGCCAATATCGGTAAGTATCATGCTATAAATCCAAGGTTGCTTTTGGTCATTATAGCACTGAGTGACAGGCAAAGAAAAAGCCCCGATTGGGGCTTGATTATCTAACTCTCTTAAAGTCTACTATCTTTAAGTCGTCGTAATGGGAATCAGAATCTAAATTCTTAGCTAGTGCTGCATGTATGGTTACGGGTGACTCAAAAAACCAACCTTCATAAACAAAGCTTCCAACAAGTTTTGAATCGCAATTTATGTTAATGACATTTCCAGTATAGCATTTCTTAAGTAGCCACATATCTATTGCTCCATACATCCCATGTAAACGCCAAGTTTATACGCTTGAATTTCCATAACCTTATCGCCGTCATCCTCTCGGATATCGTAGTATTTATACGCAGCATTTATAATGTAAAGGTGATCGCCTCGACCTTTGTTTTGTGCGATTAGAGTATCCTTATCTTTGCCAGCTTGTCGGAAAGTCATTGCGTTAAAAGCGGTCTGCGCTAAGTCTTCGCATTGCTCTTGCTTGGTTGGTTCGTTAGCAAATAAATCACCGCAGCCTGATAGGGCTAGCGTTGCCATTAGTGCTAGTGTTAGTTTTTTCATTGCTCGTTATCCTTCATTTTTAGAAAGCAAATCATTGCGGCACGGAGTGGGTTTTGGTCTGACGCCTCAAACCCGTCATCACTGACACAGCTTTCTCCATCCATGGATTTAACGCAGTAAGCCATCCATTCGCCAGTAGAGTAATGCATCCCTATTTCATAATCTGTCTCAGAAACAGCCCAAATAGACATTTCATTTTCAACAATAATGGGCCATGCGTCTGATGGGTTTTTGCATGGGTCGAAATCATCAAGTGTTAGTGATGATATCTGCTTGCCAAGCGTTTTTGCTGGAAGAAGCCCTAGAAAATTAATCTCCCTTGCAACGTTTATCATCAACTCAAAATCGCTCATTTCTT